TTGCGAGATCCCCGGAGAGGGATCCACGCCGAGCCAGAACTCTATTAGGGTTCTGGTCGTCCGTTCCGATAGCGAAAGAGAGGAAACCATCCTCTCGAATCGCACTGAGGAGTGATCGCGCAATGGCCTGCTGCGAATATTGCATCGCAGTAGGCTCAATCGCGATAATCCTTGGTGTCTTGAGCGTTTTAGGTACTGAGATAACCCTTACGGGAATCTCAGCGCCGGGTTCGAGGACGTTAAGCTCTTCCTGAAGTTCAGCAACCCTGTAGGGTCGCTGGTTTACAAGGAGGAGCTCTTCAGCAAGCAAACCAGCTTGCTGAAGACGAGCGGTCCAGGTTCGCTGATTCCACTTACCGTTTTGGGTAAGTTTGTCAGCGACTCCGCCTGGACCGTGCTTGGGCAACAACCTACCGTACTGAAGATCTCTCTCCAGTTTGGTAAATACGTCGCCGTAGAGCATATTCGATACGCGTTGGAAATCCGCCATGTAAGACGGGTCCAGTAACGAATCGGATACCTTAACGTCCTGCTCACACTGAACAAAACCAGACATGGCAAGCCTCTCTCGTGCCGGTGTTACCACCGACACTTGACCCTTTCGGTCAGGAGGAGACTCGATCTTACTGAACATCAGCGTTAGCTGACGTAAAGCATAGATTGCCTCAATGTCTGGATCATCCAGGAGTACGCCACTACCTGGTACGAACACACGGTCAAGGAACCCTCCGAGAAATCGGGGGCGCCCTAGTCTAATATCCCATTTAAACTTCGGGACATCAGACGGAGGACCGACGAAACCTTGTTCTAGCCATTTTTCGATGGCCTTTCCAAGGTCCGCCAGGGTTACGGCTAAAAACCATAACCCCTCGTGTTCATACCGACTCGCGACGGTTTTTACGTCGCGAGTGGCGCTAGTGCAACATCTCACGGCAAGTTCTTGTGCCGTGATGGACCAGAGTGACGTCAGGCTTTTCACCGTGTCTCCTTTCTGGAGGTTAACGGATCCCTAGCCCTGTCGTCTTGCTACTGGTGATCCTCGCCGTCCTGAACCCACACAAGGTGCCCCTCATCGAGGAGCGCCCACATGCGGGACATGAACGTCGGTCGGTGCGCGGAGTGGAGCAAGAGATACATCATCTCAAAGCTCTCCCGCGTTTCGAACAAGTCCATGTAGGACAAGCCCGAGATCTCGAGAAGCTCGTCCAACTTTACGTTGGAACCGAGCTCAAGGGACATCGAGCTTACGTGGCGAACCGCCGACAACAACTCGTCGGAGTAATGGTTCATATCCGTTATCTCCTTTCGAGAGATTGTACTGCGGTTTTTATGGATTAACCGG